GCCCCATCAACGCCAACCACGAGTCCGGGAACGCGTCGGTGGAGGTGTCGTGCCAGTTTGAGCTCGACGTGGTGGACCAGTTCATCGCCGGGACGGCCCCGGTGCCCATCGCCCTGGTCATCATGCGCCGGCACCGCACCGCCGTCACCCCGACGGACTTCTCGTCCATCTTCGTGGGGGAGGTGGCGGTCTGTGAGTTCGAGCCGGGGGAGGCGCGCATGACCTGCGTGCCGGTCCAGAAGTCGATCCAGCGAAACATCCCCCGCATGATCTATCAGACGATGTGCAATAACAACCTCTACGACTCGGTGTGCCAGGTGAACCCCGCCGCGTACGAAGTCCTGGGGAGCATCACCGCCGCGTCCAGTGATGGCAAGACCATTACGGTGCCGGAGGCGGACGCCCTGGTCGACGGGTGGTTCAACGCCGGCTTCCTCACGATCGGGAACTACCGCGCATTCATCATGACCCACGTGGGTCCCCTCCTCACCCTGTTGGCGAGTGTCCCTGGTGCCGGTCCGGGTGGCAGTGTGAAGATGTACCCAGGGTGCGACCGCAAGATGAGCACCTGCGCAAGCAAGTTCTTCAACAGTGACAACTTCATGGGCTTCCCCATGATTCCGGATCGTAACCCGTTCGACGGTCTCACATGAGTCCCTTCTGGCTGCTGTTCGCCCTGGCGGCATTTACCTTCGTGGTGGGGCAGCTCCTGGCCCCCACCCCGAAGTCCGGGCTGCGTCCCAACCTGGGGGACATCAAGCCACCGTCCGCGGACAAGGGGAAGCCGATCCCGGTCATCTTCGGCACCGTGAAGATTGCCCCGAACGTGGTGTGGTACGGCAACGTGCGCGCGATCCCGATCACCGAGCGGGTGCGCAAGAACTTGTGGTCCACCACCAAGATCACAGTCGGGTACGAGTACGGGGCGGACATGCACTTCGTCCTCTGCCACGGCCCGATCGACGAGCTCATCGACATCGTCTACTCCGACGACAAGTCCCTGGCCAAGCTCGGCTCGACCACGACCACGAGCTACCCCACGCGGTTCGCCCTCCGTCCGGTCACCCAGACGTTCGGCGCCACGCCGGCGCTGCCGGAGAACCCACCGGCCGGGGACGACCCCCTGCTCCTGGACATCAATGCCCCCGACCTCTTGGGCGGGGAGAAGCATGGCGGCGGCGTCATTGGCAAGACCTACATCTGGTTCGGCAAGGAGACGCAGAACCGCCTGGCGGCCCTCACCGCGGTGTACGGGGGCGTCATCAGCCGGTACAAGGGCCTGGTCCACGGGTTCTTCAAGGACACCACGTTCGGGGAGTCGGCGTACATTCCGCCGGCGTACTTCGTCCTGCGCCGGTGCCCCAACTCGTTGAGCCAGCCCGCCACCGTTAACATCAACGGAGATGCCAACGCTGCGCATGTCATCTACGAGATCCTCACGAACTACAAGTGGGGCCTGGGCAAGGGGGCGGGGGAGATGGACCTGGCCTCCTTCCAGGCGGCGGCCACCACGCTCCACACCGAGGGGCTCGGCGTCTCCGGGAAGATTGAAGCCTCGCAGTCCGGGGAGCAGATCATCGGGGAGCTCCTCCGCCACGTAGACGGCGTCATCTTCACCCACCCTACCACCGGCAAGATCACCATGAAGTTGGCGCGCGCCGACTACGTGGTGGCAAATCTGCCGGTGTTCGACACCACCAACTCCGTCAAGGAACAGTACGGGCGCTCGTCCTGGGCCGACACCTACAACGAGGTGAAGGTTGCGTACGTCTACCGGGGCACGGTGGCTCCCCACCCGTTCAAGGAGGACATTCAGCAGGCGCAGAACCTGGCGAGCGTCCAGGCCATGGGACGGGTCACCAGCCATCAGATTGACTACCCGTGGATCAGCAACGGGGACGCGGCCCTCAAGCAGGCGTTCCGGGAGCTCCGCATTGGCTCGGTGCCCCTGGCGAAGGCCCGCATCCGGGTCAACCGCAATGCCTACAACCTCACCATCGGTGGGGTGTTCGTGTGGAACTGGACGCCCCTGGGCATTAGTGGCCTGGTGCTCCGGATCACCGCGATCGATTACGGGAACCTGGACGAAGGGGAGATGACCCTCGAGTGCATCGAGGACGTCTTCGCCGCGGGCTCGGCGGCGTTCGCCGCTCCCCCGGACTCCGACTGGGTCCCACCAAGCATCATCGCCGAGACCCCGCTCTACGGCTACGCCATGTTCGCGCCGTACTGGTTCACCACGCCCAGTCTCACCTCCCTCATTCAGGTCATGTTCGGGCGGTTGAGCAAGGCGACGTACGCGATGGACATCTACACCAGTGTCGTGTTCGGCGGGCAGCAGACCCTGGCGATGGAGGACCAACCGTTCTGCCCGGTGGGCGCCCTGGTGGCCGACACCCGGGCGGACACGGCGTACAGCACGAGCCTTCTCCTCACCAACATCTTCGACCTCGAGACCCTGGCCGGGACGGACGCGGCCGGGGTGGCGCGCGGCGACCTGCTGGCGGTGATCGACGGGTCGTTCGGCGATGAGATCATCTCGTGGGAGACGATTACGGACAACGGGGACGGGACGTTCACCCTGGGCGGGGTGCGCCGCGGGGCCCTAGACACGGTGCCGAAGCACTACCTGGCCGGGAACAAGGTGTACTTCTTCGAGCCCGGGGGGTACGCCGTCGCCGGCACGGAGTACACCGACAGTCCGTCCCCGTGGCCCGGTGGGTCGATTGTGTTCGAGCCCCGGGCGAAAGCCCTGGGCAGCATGTCCGTCATTGGACTCCCCGCCGGTGGGGATACGTCCACCACCCCTAACCCGACTCGTCCAGAGCTCCCGTTCGCTCCAGGGGACCCGAAGGTGGCCGGGGTCTCCGCCATCAGTGGGGCGGCCCCTTACTCCATTCACGGCGACGTGGTGGTGGCCTGGGACCACCGAGACCGGATTGAGATCACGGATACCAACCGCAGCATCCCCTTGTTCGATGCCGGCACGGCAGCCGCCGAGCCCGGCACAACGTACACCGTCGAAGTGTATGGGTTGAATCCCGTTCCCCCGGGTGGCGTGGCTCCCGAGGGATTCTTTACGGGAGCCGTCCTGCTGCGCACTGTTACGGGCATAGCAGGCAACTCGTATACATACACCGACGCCTTCCACAGCGCCGACCTCACCGCAGCGCTTGGTGCGGGAGGCGTGGCGGCGGGGTATGGCCGCCCGTTACTGTTCCTCGTACGCGCGGTGAAGGGTGGCGCCGACAGCTATCAAAAGCTCGGCATCCCAGGCGTGACCGGTGTACTCAGTGCCACCTTCGGCAACGAGGGTATCAGCAAGAACAACGGCTGGGGTAATGGTTGGTCCACGAACTGGGGCGGAGGAGTCTGATGCCTGCATCAACGAGTGCAAAGGGACTGAAGCACGGATGGAGCCTGCAAGAGGCGGGCTGGGGTCCGGACATGAGTGAGAACATGCTCGTCATCGACGCGATGATTGTCCGGGCGTTTTCCCAGAAGCGATCCACCACTGTCTCGGCCACCCGCACCTACGGATATCACGGGGGCTACCTGAAGATTGGTGGTGCCTGGACGAACGTGGCGGACGGTACCATCGTCCTCGCCGCGAGCTTGACGCACTATGTCGAAGTCGATCCCGCTACCGGGACCGTCAGCGCGAACACTGTCGGCTTCACCGCCGCCAGTATCCCGATGGCCGTGGTTGTGACGGGGGTGGCTACCATCAATAGCGTCACCGATGCACGGCCTCTTGTTAGTTGATTACCATGACACACCGCCTCACCAACCTGCAGCCCGACGAGCTGCCGGACGATCCGGATATTGCCGGGCGCGTCCGGTTGGTCGAGCTGTCCGAGTCGGGAGCCACCACGGTCCTGCCCTGGACGGTTCGGCTCGAACGGTTCTGGAAGATCGCCGCCATCTTCGGAAGCATGGGGGTCGCCATGGGCGTGCTCTTCACGTCCCTGGGGTGGCGCGCGGTGGGACCCCCGGCGGACATTGCCATCCTCCGGGAGACCCAGGTCCGGGCTGACAGCATTGTCAATGCCCGCATCGCCCGGGTCGAAGCCGACGTCAATGAGATCCGGACCCGCCAGGTGGCGACCGAGAATGACGCGCGCCTGGTGTTCTACATGGTCTGCACCATGACCCGACGGTCGGACCCCAATGCTGTCCCCCCGGAGTGCAACTCCCCCCGAGGTACCCGATGAGCCGCAAGACGTTCTGGAAGAACTACGTTATCAATGTCATGCGGTTCTTCGGGCTCTTCTTCATGGCCGGTGCCATGATGATTGCCGGGAAGGAGATGGTCGACATCTTCCGCGACATGATGGGAACGGCCGAGCATACCTTCCACTGGGAGCCGTGGTTCGGATCGATTGGGGTCGGGTCCTTCGGCGGACTGCTCTGGCAGACCGGGAAGATCACCGCGGCCCTGGAGACCTGGGCACCCCTGGTCCTGGAGTTTATCCGGACCATGCGCCCCGGTGGGCGCCGGTCCACGGACCCCCCGGCGGGGGAACCCGTTCCCATGCCCGTCAACCTGGACGATGACGGACGCCCCATCCCGAAGAACGACCACACCGGCGAGGAGGCACCATGATTGGACGCCCCGATTACCAGCACCGTGTCGAACGTGCCGATGACGCCCGGTACGTCGGCGGCACCAGGTACTCCAAGATCGTCGCGTGCGTCTGGCATGCCACGGCGGGGGACACCGCCACCGGCGCCCGGGGGTGGATGGACAGGATGGAGAAGCACATGGAGGGCGGGAAGCCGGTCTGGAAGCCACTGCCCCCGAACAAACGGAGCAGCTACCCGTACATCATCGACAAGAGCGGGGCTATTATCCGGACGGTGCATCCGGGGATCATTGCCTTCCACGCCGGCAACTCGGCCTGGAAGAACCTACCCCGGTCGAACGGCAGTCTTAATCACTGCACCATGGGGGTGTCGTTTGCCAATGACAACGGCAGTGACGACGACCCGACGGACGACGCCCTCACCCCGGAGCAGTTGGAATCCGGGCTCTGGCTGGGTAGTATTCTCATGGAGACGTACGGCTACCCGGCGGAGATGAACGTGCAGCACCGGGAAGTCGCGCCCACCCGCAAGCAGGACGTCGCTCCGCACATCCTCGACGCCGACCTCTGGCGCGAGCAACTCGGGCTGAAGGTCTGGCCCACGACCATCAAAGCCACGAGGTAACATGGATACCACCCCGAAGCGCATCACTCGCCCGTTCCTGATTGGCATTCCCATTCTCATCATCGCCCTGTTCGTGCTGTCGATGGTGCGGTGGGACAAGGTGGATGATCGCAGCGACACCAGCATCACCAGCCCGGTCGATAGCCTGGGCAACCCGATCCCGGTGTGTGGGGACCTGGGGCAGAACGACCCACGCACCCGCATTGACCCGGCCACGGGGAAGGCGGTTGGGTGTGTCAGTGCCCAGGACGTTATCACGGGCGGCAACGACCCGAACGACACCACCACGTTCGAGACACCCTGGCTGGCCGTCCTCGCCGCCCTGGTCCTGGCGTACTACCTGTATGTCCTCATCGCCGATTGGAAGCGCACCACCGACGCGCGTGAGGCCAAGGCCCGGGGTCAGAGTCCGTGACCTGGTGGCACTTCGCGCTCCTGCACCTGGTCGGCCTGTTCCTCATCTGGTGGTTCGGGCTCGACCAGGATGACGGAGGGTACCAGGACTCCTTCACCACCTTCTACACGTGGCCCTACGACAAGGCCTACCACCTGCTCGGTGGCGCCGGTATCTGCATGCTGGCCTTGTCCTTCTTCGGCTTGCCGGCCTGGCAAGCGGTCGGTGGGACGATCCTGGTGGGAGCTGGGTTCGAGATGGTTCAACGGTTCCCTCGCAAGCCGAGATCCAAGAGCGGGCTCGGCTTCTTCTCCTGGCGCGACCTGGTGGCGGATTCGGTCGGCGCCCTCCTGGGGCTCCTCATCTTTCGTATGATCATCCCATGGTAACTCGGCTTCTCGTGGTGGCACTGGTGGTCCTGGGGGTCCTGCTCACCGTACAGACCTGTCGTCTGGACCGCGCCCATGCCGCCACCACCCGGGAAGCCTACCGTGCGGATTCCCTGGAGGCGGTGAACGACACCACCCGGAACCTGGCGCTGACCAACGCCCGCGTCGCCGCCCTCCTGGGAGACTCACTCACTGCCGTGCAGCGTCGCGCGGTGCAGACTAAGCAACAGAAGGACGCGCTCGACGTCGCCCTGGGGCTCGAGCGCCGGGCAAAGGTGGACCTGGAGGCTCGGGTCCGGACGTTAGAGGCCCAGGTGCAGGGGACCACGCCGACGACCGAGACCCCGGAGGGGGTGCGCAGTGGCACCTTCCACCTGGAGCAACCGCCGTACACGGTCGACGCCACGGCCCACCTCCCCACCCCGCCCACCCCTGGGCGACTCGATGTGAAGGTGGGGCTTGCCCCTGCTCCCATTCAGGTTCGCCTGGGGTGCGGCCCGAAGGGGGACGCCGGCGTCCGCCCTGCCCAGGTGACCGTGACCGGTCCCCCCTGGCTGACCTTGAACGTGGGGGAGGCGACCCAGGCCCGTGAGGTCTGTGCCGATGACCGGCGCTCCTGGTGGACCTGGGGACTGTTCCTGGTCGGGGGATACGGGTTCGAGGGGTGGGGTGGGATGGCCGGGCTCGGTGTAGGGGTACCGTTGCGGCGGTAGCAGGCGGGTATTTCCTTCCCCCGTCTTTACGCAAGAGGGGGCGCTCTTCCAATCGGAGGGGCGCCCCCTTAGTACGTGGTACACCCCGTGCGTCCAACATCCGATTCTACCCCGTGGTATTGATCCCCCTATACACGTGTACCCCAACTTTTTGGCACCAACTGAAAGTTCAAAACAGGGGCATTTGCCAATACGCCAATACCATCACCACGGAACCCGTTAACTCTTAGTAGGTTATCACGGTATTAGATCAGGGATTGGACACGATATGTTTACCAATACACCAATACCTTTTCCCGTCGTCGCGACCGGAACTGCGCGCTCCAGGGACGGCGGGGTCGGTGAGGTAGAACGAACCTGTCCAGGGAAGTCCGTTTTTCGGTTTGCTGATCCTCCACGTAGGGGATCGGGACCGGGTATGTGAGGGTGAAAAGTTGGCTACACGTGTATAAGGGGATCATTGGCACCACCCCTGGAGCGGTGTTAGGTTGGGGGCAGCCCTGGGGCGACACCCTGGTTCCTGCGGTGGGGTGATGACGTTGACGCCAGGCTGCACCCGTCGTCCCCAGGGCCACTCACTCCCACGAAGGAACCCCGTGCCCACAACTCGCACAGCCCCTGGACTGCCCTTCGGCGTCCAGTACAAGACCCAACCCTACGACCACCAGCACCGGATCATTACCTCGTCCTGGGAGAAGGACGAGTTCGGGTTGCTCATGGAGGTGGGGACGGGCAAGTCGTTCCCGATTCTGATGAAGGCGGTCCTCCGGTTCCTCGCCGGGGATATCGATACCCTGTTCGTGATTGCCCCGAACGGCGTCCACCGCCAATGGATCAACGACGAGGTCCCCACCCACATGCCCGAGGGGATCAAGTACCTGGCGGCGTTCTACCGGGCGGGGCGGGTCAACCGCCCGTTGCAGGAGCTCATGGCCAACCGGGACCCGAAGGTCCTGAAGGTGGTGGCGATGAACGTCGAGTCCTTGTCCCACCGGTCGGGGCTGGAGGTCGCCCAGGAGATTATGCGGGGGCGGAGCGTCATGCTCGAGCTCGACGAGTCCCAGAAGGTGAAGACCCCGGGCTCGAAGCGCACCCGGAACATCTGGAAGCTCGGGCGCGAGGCGGCGGTGCGGCGCATGTCCACTGGCACCGACACGACCGAGGGACTCGAGGACCTGTATGCCCAGTTCCGGTTCCTCAACCCGGACATCCTGGGCTGCCGGACGTATGCCGAGTACCGGCACACCTACTGCATTGAGGTCGGGCAGTTCCGGAAGATCGTCGGGTACCGGAACGTCGAGGCGTTGCAGAAGCTCATCGCCCCCCACGTCTTCGTCTGTGAGAAGGACGACTGTCTCGACCTGCCGCAGCGCACGTACGTCCGCCGGGAGGTGGAGCTCTCCCCGGAGCAGCGGAAGCATTACGACGAGCTGCGCCGGTACTACCTGACGGAGTTGTCGGGCGGGGAGGTCTTGGAGGCGCCGCTCGCCATCACCAGGCTCATGCGGCTGCAACAGGTGATTGCCGGACACGTGCCCCGCGAAGGGGGGTGGGAGCCGTTGCCCTGCCCCCGGGTGCAGGCGTGCATCGACCTGGTGGAGGACACCCGGAAGAAGTGCATCGTGTGGATTCGGTTTCGCGCCGACGCCGTGCTCCTGGGTCGCGCGTTCGAGAAGGCCGGCATTGGGTTCGTCGACTACAACGGGGGACTCTCCGCTGACCAGAAGTCCAAGAACCTGTTCCGCTTCAAGAACGATCCGAAGGTGAAGGTGTTCCTGGGGACGCCGGCGGCGGGGGGCACAGGGCTCAACATCAACGAGGCGAACGTCGCCATCTTCTACTCCCACTCCTTCAGCTACGAGGAGCGGCACCAGGCAGAGGCCCGGTGTCACCGCATCGGGCAGCACCACCCCGTCACATACTACGACCTGGTCGCGCCTGGGACGGTGGACATGAAGGTGCTTGACGCCCTCAAGAAGAAGGGGGAGGTGGCCAAGCTGATGCGGGACCCCGGGATCTTCAAGGGGTGGTTGGACTTAGCTGACGCTTGATTACGGCATCCTAGGGTGTGACTATTGGGGGTGCCCAGGAGTCTTTAGGGGGTACACCCCACCACCCACGACGGAGTCCACCCCATGCGCGAGATCGATACCCTGTTGGCCGAGCACGGCGAGGCGAACGTTGCCCTGGTCGTGTCCATGTCCGGGGGCAAGGACTCGTGCGCCATGCTGGCGTACCTGCATGACCGGTACCCCCAGGTGGAGACCCACGTGGTCCACGCCGACACCGGCTTCGAGCACATCAAGCCGATCAGTGCCGAGGCGTTCGCCCGCCAGGTGACGGAGTCCCTGGGGTACACCCTGGCGGTGGTGCGCAACCCGAACAAGACGTACCTCGAGATGGTCGAGCGCCGTGGGATGTTCCCCGCCATGTCGATGCGTCAGTGTACGTCCGACCTGAAGCGCGGTCCGATCGAGGTGTACCTGCGCAACCACTGCCAGGCCAAGGTGATTGTGAACTGCATCGGCATCCGGGCAGACGAGTCCACCGCCCGGTCCAAGCAGACCCCGTGGAAGCTCAACACCAAGTTGAGCAAGGCGGGCCGCCTGGTGTACGACGCCATGCCCATCTTCACCATGACCACCGAGCAGGTGTACGCCGACCTGGCGACCCGGAGCATCCCCCTGCACCCCGTGTACCGCCGCGCGGGTGGGTACCTGGACCGGCTGTCCTGCCGGGTGTGCATCTTCTTCAGCCCCTCGGACCTGGCGGCGACCCAGGTGCATGACAACGAGGCGTTCGAGCTCATCGCCGCGCTCGAGGACCGCCTGGGGCACACCATGTCCCCGCACGGATCGGTCCGCGCCCTGGCCGCCCGGGCACTCCCGGTTCTCGACTAACCCACGAAGGAGGAACCATGAAGACGTTCAAGGTGACGGTGGTGAAGACCATCAAGGTGTACGCCCTGGTCGAGGTGCAGGCCGTCGACAAGCGGATGGCTCGCCGGGTCGCGCGTCGCCTGGTGACCGAGGAGCCCGACCGGTTCAACGACGTCGACGACGACAGTGCCGTGATCCGGTGCCTGTCCGTCCACTTGCCCCACGGGCCTGGCTGATGGAAGCTCAGACACGTCCCACCCCGTGCGGGTTGTGTGGTCGGGAGGTCGCGACCAGGTACGCGCAGCAGCGCCGCCTGGTCAACCGGCAACCCCATGGGGCTGACAAGGAACGGGTCCCCCACAAGTGTCCGCACGGGACCTGGTGTCCCCGTGGCGGGGTGCCTGGGGGCAGCAAACTCAACCTCCGGACCCACCACCCCAGTTGCCCGGAGTGCGCCACCTGGTTGAGGACCACCCGGCAGGGGTGATGTAAGTGGTTGATGTACCCAGGGTTACAAACCCCCTT